TGGGTGCAGCACCACCGGAACGTCGACGTGGCGCATGGGCGGGCTCGAAGGGAATTCAAGAGGCGGAAGTTCGAGGAAAAGAAAGGTCCTTAGTACCCCGCCCCGCACCCCTCCAGAATCGCCTATATATACATATATACGCGAGAGAGAATAGAGAAGAGAGTTAGTTAGTTAGTCTTAGTTTTTGTTCTTCAGGTGGGTGGAAACACTGTGGGGTTAGGCTCGAATGGAGGATTTGGCGTACACTGATCGCATCGATCAATTCGTCAAATCGGGAGGTCTCGATGGCGCTCGAAGACAGTGAGTTCGGAGGGGCACCGCACCTTATTCAGCCACCGCCCCATCCGGTGGTCGGTCGGGAGCGGGCCTTTCTGGAAAGGGCTATCGCTCCCGACGACGAGGTTACGACCCCGGACGCGGTGCTGGCCGATGTGCTGAGCGGGAAGTATCCCGTACAGCCCCCACCGGAGGCGGCTGAGATTCTTCCGCTTCAGCCCGATGTGATGTTCGTTGCGGCCACCCCAGTCGCAGGAGGATTCGAGTTCGTTGGGGTGGGCAACATTGATCTCCGCACTGCCCGCATCAAGGCTTCGACATCACCTTCGTTGTATCCGGCAACTTACGGACCAGAGAAAGAGGTGGCAGTCGGCGTCGCCCCGGTGGTGCAGTTGGAGATCGGTTCGCTCACTCCGGGCAAGTGGTATTACCAGATCCTCATGAACAACATTCAGGTCACGAACGTCATGGAGGTGGACGTTGTCTGAGCAAACTCGTCGGGCTCGACGCATCCGCAAGATCCGCATGGGTCAGTGGGTGCGCAACATGAACGACGACGAGTGGGATCTGTACGTGGCCAACTGCGACCTCCTGGGCAAGGGCATCAAGCCTCGCGAGGGTGGCGAGCTAAAGGAGCCTGAGGCAACGAGTAACGTTGTCGCCCTGCCTGGCATTAACCGAGCCGGTATCGTGCCTGAGGGCGGTGCTAGCGCTGAGAACGGCGACACCCGTAAGCGGTACAACATGAAGTACGCGGGGCGTCTCGGTAAGCGCTGGAGTGAGATCATCCAGGCTGTCAAGAACGGTGAGTACACCTGGGACGAGTTTGTCGGAACGCTGGCTGTTGAGGAGCTCGCTCGCGGCCAACTGATGGACAAGAACGGCAGCTTCACGGGTCGCCCGCCTGCCTACGTACCAAGGGCTTTCCACGACGCCTGCATCAAGGAGCTCCTCCTTCGAGGCAAGGTGTTGTACAAGGAGAGCTATGTCGCCGCCATCCAGGCCATGACGGACATCGCCACGAACAAGGCGGCCAAAGAATCGGATCGTATCAAGGCTGCGCAGTTTGTCATCGAACGCCTTGAAGGCAAGGTTCCGGACAAGCTGGAGATCGCAGCGGCGGACCCGTGGCAGCAGATCATCTCCGGCATTGTGGCTGAGGTTGACGAGGAGCAGATCATGAACGCCCAGTCGTACCTCAATCGAATGGAAGAAGGGGCTCCGAACAACTAACGGTAGAATAGGAGGTTACCGTGACAGACAAGGCCAACCAGCGCAAGACACAGGACGCAGTCGCAGCACGTCTGAAGAAGAGCCAACAGCAGTCAGGCATGAACGCGGGTGCGGCGGCCAGGCAGAACAAGCGGGTCGCAGACAAGCTCATTGCCAGGGGCAAGGGCATCCAGAAGAAGCAGTAAGGCACAAGGAGGGCACCGTGAACGACATGCTGAAACGGGCGGCCGAGGTGGACGCCAACCGACAGAAGCAGATCACCAATCAGAAGGAGGCCATCGACCGCCTCCTGGACAGGACGAACCGGCTCCAGGCCAAGATCGACGAGGCTATCGACATTGCCAACGTGGCGATTGCCGAAGGCAACGCTTCGGAGGTCGTGCACCACATGGCAACGGTGCTATCGGCAACGATCGATGAGTGAGCACCTGACCACCGATCCGCTCGGTGATGAGAAGCCAGTGGGCGTCCAGGTCACGATGATGGTCTGGGTGAAGCGGCAGGAGTGGGAGGCCGAGTACGGCATCGACACCACCGACCCCACCTACGATTTCGAGGACATGTTCCGGGACTGGTTCATTGCGGAGAATCAGGAACAGGTCGAACTGGACGAGTGGCCAAACGTGACAGAGGTGACGGAGTGAGCGACGACATCAGAACCGTTGCCCTTCGCAAGGGTCAGAGGCGCATCACGATGACCACGGAGAAGGACAACGGGGAGACGTACACCCGCGTCATCATCGAGGAGGTGGACCGTGACGCTGGTATGAACTCCACCGGCATGCGCACGGTTCGAGAGGAGACATTCCATGCCTAAGGCAAGGAAGGTATCGTGGCCGCCGAAGGAGAAGGGTTGGCAGCCTGCGCCTCGCCCGACGTCCGTCAAGATCGGACACCTGGACTTCGCCATCCACTGGATCCCCGAGGCCGAGTGGACTGTTCCCAACGGCAACGACCCTGACCTGCAAGGGATCTTCCTCGCGAACCAGGGTCGCATCAACGTACGGATGCAGTCCGACGTCCACGAGCAGGTCCTTCGCGAGACACTGTGGCACGAGGTCCTTCATGGGTGCTGGTGGTTCATGGGGCTCGCTTCGTTGCCGGTGGCACCGGGTCTCAGCAAGGAAGACCAGGAGGAGGACGTCATCCTCCGTATCACGCACTGCACGTTCATGGTCCTGCAAGACAACCCCGAGGTCATGGCCTACCTGTCGGCCGCCCTCTACAGCACGAAGGTGAGACCGTTGTGAGCGGCAACGACTTCAAGACCCAGCTACTGACCGTCGACGGACCGGACTTCATCAACATCTCCAGTGTTGACACCGAACCGCTGTGGGTGGACCGGCATCGGGTGGAAGCCATCGGCGTGCACGGGAAGGGCTCTCTGGTCGTCATGCAGAGCGGCGCTCAACTCGTTGCCAAGGGCACGCATCCGAATGAATTGGTCCAGCTTGTTGTGGAGGGCAACGATGATCAAGGTCAATCCTGATGATTCGGCGATGTTTGTCCCGGCTCGGATTGTACGAGACGCCGCCCGGCTCTCCTCCTGCCGCAGACGCCAGGTCGGTGCGGCCATCTTTCAACTCGACGGCACACTCGTTGCCACCGGCTACAATCGAGAGGAAGACGACGCCCTCGGCGGCCGACGGTCTTGCTCCGACGGTGAGTGCCCTCGTGGGCTGGCTCCCTACGACACCGTTCCGGCAGACAGTCCGTACAGCGATTGCATCGCTCTCCATGCTGAGATGATGGCGCTGCAGAAGGCGGAGTTGCTAACGGCAACTACCGACATCGGCCCGCTGGACCTTATCCTGGTCGTCACGCACAAGCCCTGCCACCAGTGCACTCCCGTACTCGAACGGCTCGGGCTGGAGGTGTTCTACTTAGAGGAGATGTAGTGGGCAAGAAGGTCGCTGAGGTCAAGCAGGGTGTCAACAAGGGACGCCGGGTCTACTGGGTGACCTATCCTTGCTGTGGGCAACCGAATGGACGTGAGCACGTGAGCAAGGCCGGGGCCAACCACGAGAAGAAGAACCACGAGTGCGATGGCTAAAGCCCTTGCCATTAGCAAAGAAGCTCTCTGGCCGCACCTGAACTACCGCCCTCACCCCGGTCAGACACCCATCCACCGCTCCCGAACACGCAACCGGGTGAATGCGGCTGGCCGCCGCTTCGGCAAGTCTCAGGTCGGTGGACATGAGCTCACGCCGGAGGCCTTTCGAGCCCAAATGAACAAGGAGCTTCTACTGGAGCTCGGCATTCGGATGGAGTTCTGGATCGTCGGTCCGAACTACACCGATGCGGAGAAGGAGTTCCGGGTCGTCTACAACGACTTGAAGCGCCTCAAGATGCCGTTCGACCGCCCCGGCACGTACAACGACAGCCGCTCCGGCAACATGCAGATCTCGCTCTGGGAGGGTGCTTTCCTCATCCAGGCAAAGTCGGCAGCCCACCCCGAATCCCTTGTAGGTGAAGGGCTTCACGGCGTCATCATGGCGGAGGCCGCGAAGCAGAAGGAGAGCGTGTGGACCAAGTACGTGCGGCCGACGCTCTCCGACTTCAAGGGCTGGTCGCTGTGGAACTCAACCCCTGAAGGGAAGAACCACTTCTACGACCGCTGGATGGAGGGGCAGAACCCCAAGAACACGGACTGGGAGTCGTGGCGCAACCCGTCCTGGATGAACACCTTCGTATTCCGGCAGGGTGCTAGTGATGAGGGCCTACGTGCACTGAAGGATCCGGAGCAGCGGCTCTCCCGAGAGCAGATCCTTGCCAAGGGCATCGATGAAGAGATCGTCTCCATGTACTACGACCTCGGCCCGCTCATGTTCGCCCAGGAAGTGGAGTGCAGCTTCAGCGAGTACGTCGGCCGGGTGTACTACGACTTCGACGAAGAGGTCCACGTCAAGACGCTGGAGTACAACCCCTCTCGACCGTTGTTCATCGCAACGGACTATGGGTTCACCAACCCAAACGTCGCCCTTTTCATTCAGACTGACGTGTTCGACAACGTGTACGTCCTCGGCGAGTACTACCAGAGCCACCGCACCGAAGACGAGTTCGCCAACGACGTTCTCGAGGACCCGAAATTGGGGCCTATGGCAAGGGCTGCCGTCAAGCTGTTCCCGGACCCTGAGGACCCCGGCGCATCGGCTACCCTCGCGAACAAGTGGAAGGTGCAGCCGCAAAGCAACACGGGCGGGCTGATCAAGGACCGCATCAACATCATCCGTAGGTGGCTGAAGATCCAGAACCCGCACCTGCCGTTCAATCACCCGGAGCGGCAACCGAAGCTTTTCATTGACCGTAGCTGCACCAAACTTCGATACGAGATGGATGCCTATCGCTACCCGGAGAAAGCCAGCGAAATCAAGGGTGCCCCCGAGAACCCTATGAAGAAAGACGACCACGCACCCGAGGCCTTGAGCCGCTTCTTTGGAGGCTACTATGGCATCAGCGCAATCACCGGCAGAAGGCCTCGCCAACGCCGAGCCAAAGTCAACGGATAGGAGCCCGCGATGGCGACCGGAGTAATTACGCCGTACAGCACTGTCGCTCCCTACTTCGGAACTCTTCCGTCGTGGGTACGAGCGCAGGACCAGGAGCGCATCGCCAGCTACGCGACATACGAGGACATCTACTGGAACGTCCCCGAGTCGTTCAAGCTCGTGCTGAGAGGCACGGAAAACAAGGCGATCTACGTACCGTCCGGCAAGATCATTGTCGAGACCTCCAACCGCTACGTCGGCAAGGGCCTCAAGTGGCGGCCGGATCCGTTGCTGGGGACAACGACCGACCAGACGAACATCATGGCCGCCTTCAACCAGTTGTTCGCTCGAGAGGCCTTCGCCAGCAAGTACAACTCGAACAAGCGCTTCGGCCAGATCCGAGGCGACTGGGTGTTCCACGTCACTGGCGACGACACCAAGGCCGAGGGCGAGCGCATCTCCATCCATGCCGTAGATCCCGGCTCGTACTTCCCGCTGATGGAAGACGAGATCCGCAAGGGTGGCAGCCCGAACCGCGTCGCGAAGGTGCACCTCGCCGAGCAGTTCATTGACACCGAGGGCGTCTATGGTGCCAAGGGCAAGGGTCTGGTTCGACGGCAGACGTACGAGAAGCTGGAGAACGGGCTGATCCAGTCCAGCACCCTCATCGCCGACCCGGACAAGTGGTTCGACGACAGCAAGGCAGGCACGCTGTACGAGATCCGGCCCTTCACGCTGGATCCCCTCATCACCAAGATCCCGGTCTTCCACATCAGGAACTTCGACCAGCCCGGACACCTGTTCGGTTCGTCGGAGATGCGGGGCCTGGAGCGCCTCATGGCGGGCATCAACCAAGGCGTCTCCGACACCGATATCGCCCTTGCCCTCGACGGATTGGGGCTCTACGCAACGAGTTCGCAGGGACCGGTGGACGATGAAGGCAACGACGTCGACTGGATCATCGGGCCGGGACGTGTTGTCGAGAACGTGCCCGCCGACTTCCGCCGGGTGAGCGGCGTCTCGAACGTGAAGCCTGCGTACGAACACGTCAACGCTCTGATGGGCTTCATGAAGGAGGCCAGCGGTACCCCGGATGCGGCCATCGGCAAGGTCGACGTCCAGGTAGCCGAGTCGGGCGTCGCGTTGGCCCTGGAGCTCGCGCCCATCATCGCGAAGGCCGAGGAGAAGGACCAACTGATCCTGGACACACTGGGTCAGATGGCGTACAACATCTCCACGATGTGGTTCCCGGTCTACGAGGGCATGAACTTCGGCGACGCGCGACTGTTGCCGGTGCTCCACGCGGGCGACAAGCTGCCGGTGAACCGCAAGGCAGTCCTCGAAGAGGTCACCCAGATGATGATGACGGACCCACCGTTGCTCTCGGCAACTACCGGGCGTCAGATCCTGAGCCAGGAGCTCGGTATTCCCTTTGCCAGCAACGAGCTCACGTTGATCATCCAGGAGCAGGCAGCGCTTTTGGAGGCCGCCCCCGCATCCGGCTCCTCCGCAGACCCCGACGGCGACCGCCTAGCCTCCGAGGACACGGGCGATGGCGACCCCGACGCCGCTTAGTCGGTACATCACGGTCCAGAGGGCCGTCGACAAGGAGCTCGCGGCAACGTTGCGTGACGCTGCCAACGAGGCTGAGAAGATCATCCTGCGGCTGGCGGGGAAGAAGGGGCAGGCGGCAACGATCCGGCGTGCTCAGATGCAGCTTCAGTTGAAGCAATTGCGCAAGCTCCAGGCCGAGCTCTGGGGATCCGTCACGAAGGCCACCGAACTCGGGATGCACCGGGCGGCGGAGGCTGCCGCCGAGGCGGAAATCGCGGTCAATCGGGTGCTTTTCGACGCCGGTGGCTTTGTCATGGCGGATTTCGACGAGGCCATGCGGATTCAAGCTCAGGAAGCGGTGCAGAACGTCATCTCCCGGGGTGCGAATGGCATCCCACTGAGCCGACAGGTGTACCGGACCCAGGCGCTCTCACGGAAGCTGGTGGACAAGGCCATTAACCGGGCTCTTCTCCTCAACTTCTCAGCGAAGGAACTGGCCGCTGTGGTGAAGGGACTCATTGACCCCAACGTTCGCGGTGGTGTGTCGTACGCAGCCAACCGCCTAGCCCGCACGGAGATCAACAATGCCTTCCACACCAGCCAGATCCGCCTCAGGGAAGGCGATCCGTGGACCGAGGGGATGCGCTGGAGGCTGTCGAGAAGCCATCCTGTCCGCGACAAGTGCAACGATTACGCGGATGGTGTTCATTATCGGGGCGGTAAGCCTGGCGTATTCGAGGTGGGAAATGTACCGGGCAAGCCGCACCCTAACTGCCTCTGTTTCCTCACGACGGAGACGATAGGTAAGGACGAGTTCATCGAGCGAATGGCCCGTGGGGATTTCGATTCTTTCATGGACAATAAGCTCGACAAGTACGGTGTCTAAGGCAACTTTCGCTTCCCGCATTCGTGTGTAGAATGTCTTCCAAGCAGACCAACATTCTTGGAGGGAATCGTGAGTCAGAGGCTCAGCGAGTCCGCAGTGAAGGGCTCTATTCGGTGGTACACCGAGGACGAGCGCAAGAGCATGGAACTCAGCGGACTGAGCCGCTTCAAGGTTCCCATGGGGATCCGGCCCGACGGCCGGAAGATCTTCCCGATTGCAGGTGCGTCTCCTGACGACCCCAGCAACGACGACGGCGGAGCCGGTGGCTCTGGCGACGGCGGTGGTGCGGGTGGCTCTGAGGGCCAAGGCGGCAGCGGAGACGACGGCGGTGCGGGTGGTACCGGCGAGAAGGATGCCGGAGGCAAGGAGTCCGAGACGGTCTCCAAGTCGGAGTACGACAAGGTCCTGGAGCGCATGAAGGCGGCCGACCGCAATTCGGCGGAAGCCCTCAAGAAGCTCAAGGAGCTTGAGGAGAAGGATCTCTCCGAGCAGGAGAAGGTGGCGAAGCGGGTCCCCGAACTGGAGGCCCAAGTCACCGAGCTCAGCGAGGAGAACAAGGGGCTCAAGGCAAAGGTCGCCTTCCTCGAGAGCAACTCGCACTCGTGGCACAACCCCGAGACGGCCCTCAAGCTGGCGGACCTCAGCGAGGTCTACGGCGAAGACGGCAGCGTCGACAAGAAGGCCCTGAAGAAGGCGATGGACGACCTCGCGAAGGAGAACCCCTTCCTCGTCAAGGCGGCCAACGACGACGGCAAGGGCGGAGGCGGCAAGGGTGGTACCGGTGCCGGTGGCAACGGTCAGGGCTCTTCCGGCTCGAACGTAGGAGGCGGTGGCAAGGGCGGTACGAACGGTACCGACGAAGCCGCTCTCCGCGCGAAGTACCCCGCCCTCAACCTGTGAGGGTGGCCCTCAGAGCTCAACGAAAGAAGGTGAAAACCGCATGGCGAGGTACGACAAGTACGAGCCGATGTCTGGTGGTTTTCGCGCTCCCCTCGCGGCCGACTGGCTGCCCGCCGACCTGAACAAGGTCATCGGCGTCGGCCTCAACGCCACGGGCCAGGTCGTCAAGGGAGCCGGGAACACCGGTGTCATCGGGGCACTCGTTCTGAGCAAGGTCGTCCGGGCCGGTAAGGTCGTGGACGTCATGCAGGACGGCGAGTGCGTCGACATGGACGTCAACCACGCTGGGATCGTTGCCGGGACGAAGTACTACTTCGACGCGGCTGGCGCTCTCGTTGCCGGTGCTCCGGCGGCAGGCGTGAACGGTGTCCTCGCAGGCTGGACGGTCGAGGCAACTCGGCTCGTCTGCCGTGTCAAGCCGGTACAGGGGTGATGAACATGAACAAGCTCTCCACCATCCCGAGCCGCGAGCTCATTCTCTTCCCGAACACCCACGAGTTCGGCGACGTTGCCTCCGGCCACGTCAACGTCCTTCGCGACTCCCGGCTGCGGAAGCAGTTGGGCCTCATCACCTCCATCGCCGGTGGTGACCGGGGCTACAGCACCGAGGGCGACGTCATCACCGAGACGGTCGACGGCGTTCCGCTCAACAACATCTGGGCGGAGTTCCAGGCCACGCTGGCGATCCAGAACCAGCGTCGGAACAGCCTCGTGCAGTTCCTGTCGTACAACGTCAACGAGCCCGTGGTCACCGTGCCCCAGTTCGGCGGCGGTGAGGACTTCGAGATCGCGTCGGAGTTCGGTGTTCCGAAGTCGGCCCGCCCGACCTCGGCGTACTTCCAGATGGGCTTCGACTTCGAGTGGTACGACATCGCGACTCGCTTCACCTGGAAGTTCCTGGCCGAGGCCAACGCTGCCCAGATCGAAGCGATCCACCAGTCGGTCCTCGAAGCGGACAACCGCTTGGTCTTCCTCGAGATCATGCGGACGCTGTTCCGCAACACCAACCGTACGGTCGACATCAAGACGCGGTCGTACAACGTCTACGCCTTCTACAACGGCGACGGCACGGTCCCTCCGGACTACAAGAGCAACGTGTTCGACGGCACCCACAACCACTACCTCGTGAACAACTTCGCGACGGTGCGGTCCACGGACGTCGACACGCTGTTCAACACCCTCGAGCACCACGGCTACTCCAAGTCGAACGGTGCCGAGGTCATCCTCATGGTCAACCGGGCCGAGGGCGACATCATCCGTACCTTCCGGGCTCCGCAGAACGGCGGCACGGCGAAGTACGACTTCATCCCGGCGACCAACATCCCCACGTTCATCCTGCCCCAGAACTTCGTCACGGCAACGGTCGAGGGCCAGCGGCCTTCCGGCCAGCTTCGGGGCATGACGGTGATCGGGTCGTACGGCGACCTGACCGTCGTCCAGGAGGACTACATTCCGGCCGGGTACATGGTCGCGTTTGCCACCGGCGGTCAGGACTCCCTGACCAACCCGATCGGCATCCGCGAGCACGCCCGACAGGAGCTCCGTGGCCTGCGCATCGTCAAGGGTCGCGAGCCGGACTACCCGCTGCAGGACTCGTACTACCAGCGGGGCTTCGGCACGGGCATCCGGCAGCGGGGAGCCGGTGCGGTCATGCAGATCAAGGTCGGCGCGGCGAACAGCTACGTCATTCCGCCTCAGTACGTCTGAGGTTCCGGCGGGTAAGGGGCTCGGCTCGACAACGGGTCGGGCCCCTTCTCCAGAGAAGCGTTACTGAGAAGGGAGATCACAGTGAAGGAAGACGGAACCTTCGAGCTCGGCGAGAAGTTGAGCCGAGAAGACCACGACCTGCTCCGGAGCTACTGGGACGTCACCAGCCTTCGGCGGAACGCCCAGAACCTCGGAGTGGACTCGACCATCGCTGTACGGGCCGAGTTCTGGTCGTACGAGGAGTACGAGGAGAGGGTCGCCAACGCCGAGCGGGAGGCCGCTGAGAACGCCGAGGCCAACCCCCAGCCGGAACAGCCCGAAGCCGTACCGGGCGGCAGTTCTACGCCGGTTCCTGCCAGCGTCAGCGCACAGCAGGCCACCGGCACGGGGCTGGTTGCCGACGGCAACGGCGACGGCCCCACGGAGCAGCCGGTTCGGGCGTTCGCGGACGCGGAGCTCGCGGCCAAGCCGTACGAGGACTGGACCAAGGCCCAGTTGACGGCCGAGATCACCAAGCGCAACGAGATGCGCGACGGTGACGAGGACTACGCCGACGAAGAGCCGATGGCGACGGACGGAAACAAGGACGTCCTCGTCTCGCGTCTCAAGGAGGACGACGAGGCCGACGCTCCGGCTTCGGAGTAACCGATCTGGCGGTGGGGCTCTCCTTGTTGGCCTGCCCGAGCCCCACCGCCTACCTCGAAGGAAGGTAGCCCATGGCAACTGTCGCCGAGATCGCTTACGTTCGGGAGCTCATCAGCGAGCCGGACGACTCCAACGGCTGGACCGACGCCCGGATCAGCACCTTCATCGAGAACAACCGCAACGCCGACGGCACCATCAACCTCAAGCTGCCCGCCTCGGACATTTGGGGTGTCAAGGCAACGAGTTACAGCACGATGGTCGACGTGACCGAGTCGGGTTCCAGCCGGAAGATGTCCGATCTCCTCAAGAACGCGCTCTTGCTCCAGAAGAGCCTGCGCGAGGGAGACGATGGGCTGCCGGACGTGGTTGACCCGCTGGCACTTCGCCCTAGAACAAGGGCGATCACGCGACCATGAGTGAAATCGACATCATGCGGGCTCAGACGAAGGCGTTCATTGACGCCGATCCGAAGACGATCCTGCTCAATCGCCTCGTCAAGACGCCGAACGGATCCGGTGGGTTCGTGAGCAACTGGTTGCCTCTCATGGACAACCAGGTTCTCCGGCTGATTCCTCAACATGGCAACATGAGTCCGACCCGCGAGACGCTGGATGGGCAGGCGGTACAGCCTGACTACGTCCTCCTCGGGGAGTGGAACGCCGACATCAAGCGGTGGGATGCCTTCACGGACGGCGGTCGCCGGTACATGGTGCTCTTCGTGCATGAAAAGGCGACGTACGAGAAGAAGGGCGAGGTCAAATACCTCGGGGAGGCGTAATGCCTCCGAAGCCTCGGCTCAGGAATACCGGCGGAGCAGCCAAGGGCGGGAAGCAGTTCGCCCGGTTGACGCTGGAGGAGGATACCCTCACGCCGACGCTGAAGGCTTTGCCGGGTGTCATCGACAAGATCGTTGCCACGACGATGCATTACTACGAACCGCAGGTCGAGAACTACGCGAAGCTCAACGCTCCTTGGAAGGACCGCACCACCAACGCGAGAAACGGGCTCGCGGCAAGGAGTGGGCGGAACGCGAAGACGCACTACATCGTGCTCTTTCACCAAGTACCGTATGGAATCTGGCTCGAGACCCGGTGGTCTGCCAAGTACGCCATCATCATGCCGACCATCGATAAGTACGGACCAGAGATCATGGACACGTTCAACAAGATCCTCGAAAAGCGATTCCCTGGAGGGGCCTCATGAGGAAAGCGATGTATCACCTGCTGACCACAGACCCCACCCTCGCTGCCCTGCTCCCCGCAGAGAAGTGGTACGAACGGGGGTCGGTCCCCGATGCTCCCACTACGCCGTTTGCCGTTCTGGCCTGGCAGGGGGACACGGTGGCAGGCCCTGGGCGGAAGCTGCCCCGGTTGACGATCTGGTTCTACCAGAGCCGGGGGAACTACAACATCATCGACGAACTGTTGCGAGAGACAACGAAGCTCCTCTCCGATGTGCAGCAGTACGAGCACGAAGGCCAACGCATCGCACAGGTGGACTACGAGGGCTCCTCCGTCGACCTGTACGACGACGTCTACCGGTGCAACGCGAGGAACGCAGGATACCGCGTAATCGGTAGCGGACTGTAGACTTCTTCCAGCGAAAGGAGGGTAGACCAAATGGCGAAGACCAACACGAACGTGACCGCCTCCGACGCGGACACGGATGTTGCCGACAGCAACGAAGCGGCGAGCACCAAGACGATCGCGGAGTGGGTGGGCAACGAGACCTCTCCGCGTGTGGATGGGCGAACGGCTCGTTCCTTGTCCCGCAAGGACGTGAAGGATTCTCTCGTGATGGACATCACGAAGGACCTTCACTGGGGGCACGAGACGAACTACCGCGTCGACGTTTCCGACCAGCCCGAGCAGTTCCGGGAGTGGCTCGGGAACCAGCAGGAGTTCAAGGTCACGGAGGAGTAGGGTGGACGAGCTACGCTGTCCGAACGGCATCAAGTTCGCTGAGATCAGTTCTGATTTCATTGAGGTTGTTTGCCGCTCGCAACGGTGTGGCAAGAAGCCCGGCGTCATCGTGATCCATCGCTTCTCTCATGCAGGTGAGTTACTCCGAACAATGCGTTTCCGCGATCCAGATTTTCGAGAGGAGGTAACGGACAATGACTAGTCTTCCCTTTGGTCTGCGCGACGTCAAGGTCGCTCCCATCACGCCTGGCACGGGTGCCATCGGCACGATGGTTGACCTCCCCAACTCGCAGACGATGTCGTTCTCGGAGAACGAGGACTACACCGAGCTCCGGGGCGACGACAAGGTGGTTGCCAAGCGAGGCAACGGCCCGACCGTTGAGTGGGAGCTCGATTCCGGCGGCATTTCGCTGGAGGCGTACGTCATCATGAACGGCGGGATTCTCACCACTTCCGGTGTGACGCCCAACGTCAAGAAGTCGTACCGGAAGAAGGCCACGGACTCCCGTCCCGATTTCTGGGCGGAAGGCCAGGCCATGAGCGAGTCGGGCGGCGACTTCCACATGGTGCTCGACCGCTGCAAGGCGGACGGTGGCATCGAAGGAGAGCTCTCCGACGGCGAGTTCTGGGTCACCAGCGCCAGCGGTACCGCGATCGGCAAGGCGTCGAACGAC